GATTATGAAATCTGTTGAGAAAGGTGATCTTCCAGCTAAGACTGGAGCAGCCAGAGAATTTTTAATTAATAGTTTAAAAGTTGGAGACGAAGCGTCATCAACTACACTATCAGACGTTATGTCAGCAGAAGATATGAAATATATTTTTGAAGGTGGTGGAGGAGCAATGGGGGATCCATTGGTTCTAGTACAAAAATATTTTGGTCCAAGAATTGCAGAAATGGTTCCAACAGGTGGGAGTTCAGAAGAGATCGCAATATTTACAAAAAGAGTTATGAACAACGTAGAAGATGCAAAAGGTTTTAGACCAGACGAACCTGAGTTTGATCCTTTGACTGCAGCGTTTGTAGACAACTTAGCTGATGGCGGCAGAGCCGGTTATGCAAAAGGCGGACTAGCTAAAATCCTGGAGCTGTAATGGAACCAATATACGATTTAAATTTCGTTGGTCCAGCAAGTACTTATAAAAAAAGATTAAGTGATGGCTTAATAGTTTTCTTTAAATCAGAAAAAGATGAATTTGGTAAAGTAAAAAAAATACCTGTTCTTCAAAAAAAAGGTGAGTCAAATAATAATTTCTATAAAAGAATCCAAGATGATTATGTTAAAGCAGGAAGAGCCGCAGGAAACGCTTCTCAAAAAGCTTCAATAGCTGCTTTAAGAAAAAACATAGATACATGGTCAGACAATTGGTTAAAAACAAATGTAGGAAAATATAAACCAAGAGAAGTGGACAAGTTTCTTTCTGATTTTAAAAAAGATTGGAAAGCTGAGATTAAAACAAAAAATTATAGAGACATAGCTAACTTTAAACTTATAGATAAAAATGGTTTTCCACAACTATCGGTTAAAGAAGGTAGTCCAAGAGATTTTAATTTTGAAGGTTTTAAAATAGATGGAAACACAAATAGGTCTGATATTTCTTTTAGAAAAGGATTTTTTAAAAATAAATTAAAAGACAAAGCTTTTAAAAGCAAACTAGATGAATACTTTGCTTTTATCCTAAAAAATAAACAAGGTAAATCAAACCAGTTCCAAACTGTCAAAAGACCCGAAGGTATAAAAGATGTTGTTTATTTATTATCCCCTGACTCAGGTGTTACCGGTGTTGCACAGACATCTTTATTTAAAGGCATTAGCCCCGCACTAGGTGCAACATTTCAAGATTATATTGCAAAGAAAAATAATGCGATTGCGAATAATAATATTAATCTTAAGTTAATGGCAAAAAAATTAGGTAAACCTGAAAACTTTTTTATTAATCAAATGAAAAATGAAGGTAAAGCATTAAAGAAATTATTTGACGTTAAACAACTACCTGATGAATTAAAACTTGGTTATAGTATTGAACATACTCAAGGTCTTGCGGCTGCAATGAAAACAAACAATAAAGATATAATTAGGGCAGCCAGTAAAGATCTTGCAGGTATATCTTTAAAAAGAAATATGGATCTGGGTTTCTTTAGTGGTTTTGAGAGAAATAGAGGTAACTATATCCAACAGATTCAAGAGGGTTTAAAAAACAATATTAGTGTAGATAAAACCATAAAAGATTTAAATAAAATGGTTAGGTCTGAATACAAAGATTTATCTGATGTCAAAACACCTTATTCAATTGTAGATAATAAACTACAAGTCAGTCCCATCTCTAAAGCTACTACACAAGAACAACGTTTTGGTCAGTACTTTAATGAGCTAGCAAACAACCCTAAGTCAGCCCCCAATCTTTTAAAACAAGTAGTTGAAAGAGATGATTTAAATAAATTTATTAAAGAAGGTCAAGGGGATATTTATAAAAACCTTAGAACAACTTTAGTTACTGCTGCTAAAACAAACAAGGGTGGTGTCTGTAATCTTTTCAGAGCAGAAGGTGGAAGAATTGGTTTTGCTGGAGGAAGTAGTTGTGTAACACAAATGGAAACTGCTTTTGATAGTGATCCTGTAAAACTTTCACAGGATTTAAACAAATTACCAGAACAATCAGGTGTTATTAATAAATTTAAAAATGCAGCCAGTAAATTTTTAAACGTTGCTAAAAAAGGTGGAAGGTTTGGAGCGTTCGCTGCAGTAGGTGCAGCCGGTGCAGGACTTGTAAAACAATTTACATCAGATGATCCAACAAGTTATTTGTCAGATGAGAATCAACAAAAGAATATGTTGATCGATATGGTAACAGAACCAGTTATGGAAGAAAGAGATCCGGGTATAACATCAAGTGCCCAGTTGCCTGTTCTAGGAGCTGTGACTGCAGCGGGTGCAATACCAGGAGCAGCAGAATATTATAAAGATAGACGTGGTATTAGACCAAACGATAAATTTACCGGACCCATGAACAAAGGTGTTGGAAAAATTAGAGCAGCAGCAAGTCCTATTAGCGGGTTACTTGGAAAAGGATTAGCTGCTACGGGAACACCATTAGGGATGTTAGCATTAGAGCCGTTGTACATTGGTTCACAACTTGCTGCAGGAGATTCAGTTGGTGAGATTGCAACTAACCCAATAAACTATTTAGGTGCAGCTTTTGCATCACCCTTAACACAACAGGCTACAAAATTTGCATCACCCGCAGTTTCAAATTTTATGAGATTAGGTATAAGTCCAACAATGCTTAAAACAGTATCAAGAAGATTTGGATTACCAGGTCTAGCTTTATCTGCTGGTATTAGTGGATATGAAATGTATCGTAACAAAAGAGAAGGAAGGGGGTTATTTGATGACGGTTAAAAACAAAACACTTGTTGCAAATATGCAACACGTTAAACTTAATCAAATCCCACCATTAAAGGGACCAGACTCACAAGGCTTGAATGTTCCATTAAAACAAGCTACAACAATAAAGAACTCGGAGAATATAAATGGCAGATATAGACAAGTCCCTACCAAACGTAGAGACAGAACTTAAAATACCTAGCGACGAAGAAGTAGCAGTATCAGAACAGGAAACAATTGAAGAGCAAGTTGGTCCTGAAGATGTTGATATAACTCAAGAAGAAGATGGCAGTGCTACAATTAATTTTGACCCAGCAGCGGTTAATCAACCAGGTGGCGAAGGTCATGGAGATAACTTAGCAGAATTATTACCTGAATCTGTTTTAGGAAAATTAGGTTCAGAACTTTCAGAAAATTATCAAACATACAAATCAGCAAGAAAAGATTGGGAAGATAGTTATACAAAAGGATTAGACCTTTTAGGATTTAAATACGAAAACCCAACACAACCGTTTCAAGGAGCTAGTGGTGCAACTCATCCGGTTCTTGCCGAAGCAGTTACACAATTTCAAGCGCAAGCTTACAAAGAATTATTACCAGCCACTGGACCCGTACACACTCAAGTTATTGGATTAATAAATAGACAAAAAGAAGACCAGTCACAACGTGTAAAAGAATTCATGAACTATCAGCTCATGGACGTGATGAAAGAGTACGAACCCGAGTTTGATCAAATGCTTTTTTATCTCCCTCTTAGCGGCTCTGCGTTTAAGAAAGTTTATTACGATGAACTACTTGGTAGAGCCGTTTCAAAGTTTGTCCCAGCTGACGACCTGTTAGTTCCCTATACGGCAACATCTTTACAAGATGCTGAAGCTATTATTCATGTCATTAAAATGTCAGAGAATGATTTAAGAAAAAAACAAGTAGCAGGTTTCTATGTTGATATAGAATTAACACCTGGCTACAATGAAGAAACAGAAGTAGAGAAAAAAGAACGAGAATTAGAAGGTGTTAAAAGAACTAGAGATGAAGATGTATTTACTGTTTTAGAAATACATACAGATTTAGATCTAGAAGGATTTGAAGACAAAGATTCTACTGGAGAAGACACAGGAATTAAACTTCCATACATTGTAACAATAGAACTTGGAAGTAGAGAAGTATTATCAATTAGAAGAAACTATGCAGTAGGAGATCCTACTAAAGCAAGACAGGATTATTTTGTACATTTTAAATTTTTACCTGGAATGGGTTTTTATGGTTTTGGTTTAATTCATATGATCGGTGGTTTGTCTAGAACGGCAACTACTGCACTAAGACAGTTATTGGACGCAGGTACATTAAGTAATCTGCCTTCAGGATTTAAACAACGTGGAATACGTGTTAGAGATGAGGCTCAGTCAATACAGCCTGGCGAATTCAGAGATGTCGATGCACCTGGTGGAAGTATCAAGGATGCATTTATGCCTTTACCATTCAAAGAACCCTCACAGACTTTATTGCAGTTGATGGGTACCGTGGTTTCGGCAGGGCAACGATTTGCCGCCATCGCTGACATGCAAGTCGGAGACGGCAACCAACAGGCCGCTGTTGGAACGACTATAGCTCTGTTAGAGCGAGGCTCCAGAGTCATGTCAGCCATACATAAAAGATTGTATGTGGCCATGAAAAGCGAATTTAATTTATTGGCAGGAGTTTTTAAAACTTACCTACCACCTGAATATCCATATGACGTTGTTGGTGGACAAAAAAATGTTAAAGTTGCAGATTTTGATGACAAGGTAGATATTATTCCTGTTGCTGATCCTAATATTTTTTCTCAATCGCAAAGAATATCAATGGCACAAACAGAATTACAACTTGCTCAATCTAATCCCGGCATGCATAATTTATATGAAGCATACAGACATATGTATGAAGCAATCGGTGTAAAAAATATTGATCAAATTTTACCACCACCTCAAGAACCAAGTCCAATGGACCCTGCTACTGAAAATATTTTAGCAATGTCTAATAAACCGTTCCAAGCATTCAAAGGACAAGACCATCAAGCGCATATTACAACTCATTTAAACTTTATGGCTAGTAATGTTGCAAGAAATTCACCGGTTGTCATGGCAACTTTAGAAAAAAACATCTTTGAACACATTTCACTAATGGCACAAGAGCAATTAGAGGTAGAATTTAGAGAAGAAATTGCACAATTAATGCAAATGCAACAAATGATGCAACAAAATCCGCAAATGCAACAAAATCCGCAAATGCAACAACAGATGATGTCACTATCGATGAGTTTAGAGTCTAGAAAAGCTAAATTAATTGCAGAATCTACTGAAGAATTTAGAGATGAAGAAGCAAAAATTACTGGAGAGTACGGTGGAGACCCAATTGCTAAATTAAAAGCTAGAGAACTAGATTTAAAAGCTATGAATGACGAAGCTGAGCGAAAAGAGTCAGAAGAGAGAATAAATTTAGATAGATCTAAGCAAATGATGGGTCAACAACAGTTTGACGAGAAATTAGAGCAAAATGAAGAGTTAGCAGAACTTAGAGCAGACACTTCGTTAACTAAAACACAGATGGGTATTGACTCTAAAAGAGAAAATGACCTTATGAAACAAATGGACGTTAGGATCTTGAAAGGTCCAAGAAGATAGTATACAATAATAGCATAGGAGAAAAATATGAAACCAAAAACATTTTTTACAAAAAACAATCCAAAATACGTTGGACCAGT